CTCAAGATCCTGCATACACTACTTGGAGTTTAATTTGCAAGAAGGCTTCATAATGTCTAGAAACGTTGAAGTAAAGATTACTGGCTTAGACGCAGCCAAAGCTGATATAGTAGAAGAAGTGAAAGACATAACTAGAACGTTTATACGACTAGCTTTCGTGGAATTAAGAGATACTACGCCAGTGGATACAGGCACAGCTAGAGCTTCTTGGAAAGTAACGAAAAAAGGAGGAACTCCTGATGCTGTTCCGTATGGTCCTCACAGAACGCCGACAATACCAGTCATTCCTCATGGTGATGTTAACATCGTTAGTTCCTCTCCTTATATGAAGTACTTAAATGCAGGGCATTCTCAGCAAGCCCCATCTAGGTTTATAGAAAAAGCTGTTGCTAAAGCAGTAGCACAAGTTAATAGGCGATAATTATGAAACATAACGAAATAATAAACGCGTTAACGGAAGATTTTAAGATTAAATGGGGAGCTACTACTGAAGTTGAATGGATGAACTCTCCTAGTAGACATGCTAATATACCGTATGTTAAATTTCACATTACTTTTACTGGCTCTGAAAATGCGTGTTTAGGCAATGTAAAAGTAAAACATAGCGGATTAATTATAGTACAATGTTTTACTGAAATAAATGAAGGATACGGATCTGCTTACAATTTAACTACTCAAGCTTTGGATTTAATGCAGAACATGAATCTGTCTCAAATCTTTACTTACGCCGGTAGTGCAGAAGATATAGGAAAAGATCCTATAGATAGCAACTTATATAACATTAACGCGGTTATACCATTTGAAGCTCTATGATGGGGCCTCAAATTAATTTTAAAATTTTATTAATATAGTATATCTTATATAAATAACCTCAGGGTTATACATAATATACCAGTATATACGAAATCGTACTGAAATGTACTAGCTGCCATAAATATGATATAATATAAATATTAATGGTGTAACTATTAAAACTAGGAAAATAAAACATGACTACTTCCACGAATTATACAGGCATTAGTTACATCGAAGAAGTGACTGCCGGAACAACTCCTCCTACTCCAGCTTTTCAAATCCTACCAACAACAGGTGGGTCTCCAGTATCAAACATATCTACGGCTGTTTCAGAAGTTATTAGAGCCGACAGACAAACCGATGATTTAGTTATCGTCGATGCCGAAGTTTCAGGTGATTTAAATTACGAATTATCTTATGCTCCGTATAAACCTTTGATTGAAGCATTAATGCAGAACGACACTTCTCGTGCTATAGCATTAACTGGCGTAACGGCTGATGGCTCTGCTTCTAAGTTTACAGCTGCCGGTATTGAAACAACTGTTCTAGTAGGAGATATCTTTAAAGGCACTTCAGTCGCCGATCCAACAATAGATCAATCTTATGTTTGTACCGCTTCTGCAGCTGGTGAAATCACTGTATATCCTAATGTTCCTGCAGGAGCTACTGCAACTGACGTAGCTTTAGACGCAAATACTATTATTTCTAATGGTGCTAACACTCCTAAAAGTTATACTTTCATGAAGAAAGCAACCAATAACAATGTACCTTATTATTGGTATTACACTGGTTGTCAGATCAACTCATTATCTTTTGATTTTGCTACTGGTTCAATATTAAACGGCTCGTTAGGAATTATGGGTTTAGTAGAAGAAGCGACTGAAACTGCTAAAACCGGCCAAACAGAAGTTGACGTTCAAGATTATACTATCATGAACGCTGTATCTTCTATCGCTACTATCAGTATTGAAGGTGTCAATTTAGGCAAATGTTCGTTCAGTAATTTTGGTTTATCTGTTAACAATAATATTAATGCTGCTAAATCGATTGGTATATTAGGAGCTTGCGCTCTAGCAGCTTTTAGTATTGAAGTAACAGCTGATACAGAAGTATACTTTGAAAATCTAGATTTATATGAAAAGTTTCTAGCAGCCGAATCGTTCGCCGTTTCATTAATACTGATTGATGGCGAAGGAAATACTATTGGAATAAGTCTGCCTAAATGTAAGTTTGAAACGCTAGATACTCCAATTGACGGAAAAGATAATTTTTTAATGCAGACAGGAACTTTACGAGCTTTACGTGATGCTGCTTTAGATTATATGATTAAGTTTTCATTTACTGATGCTTAATAAGAAATAACCTCGGGTCCCGGTTTGGACCCGTAATTTTATCTTATTGGTACTATTATAATAAGATAACATTATAGAACCGGGATATAGAGGGCCTTGTTGAGCTATCATAGCTCAATATTTTAATAAAATAGAGGAATAAAAAATAATGTCGTTGAAGATTACCCCTACAGACTCAATAAAAGAAACAGAAGGCGTCTGGACTAAGTATATGGGAGTAGACCTTAAAGTAGCAAGAGGATCTAATCCTAAGTATTTAAATGAATTAGCTAAACGTTCTAGAGCTTTCCAAAAACGATTCGAAAAGAATCGAGCCTCTAATGCCGAAATGAAAGAAGCCCTTTGTCATGCGGCTGCTAGACACCTATTAGTAGACTGGAAAGGATTGTCTTCTAATGGCGAATCAATACCTTACTCTGTAGAAAATGCTTATGATTTATTAATCAGCGATATTGATTGTCGCGAAGCTGTGTTAGCTTTTTCTGATGATATGGATAACTATATGATAGAAGAGGTAGAGGAAACCGTGGGAAAGTAGTTGATTATATCAAATGGAAAATAGATTATAGTAGTGACGAAGAGTTCTTTAGATCTTTGCCTATTGAATTTGAAACTCCACTAGTTAATCTTCCTGACATGGATAGTTTTGAAGGCTCAGTTTATTCAGCTTACATAGTTTTATCTGAAAATAGAACTAACAATGGATTCGGTCCTTCAAAGATTAAGATTGCCGACATTATAGATTATGAATTTATTTTTGGAAGTGTGTTTCCTATCGATATATTAATAGGAATCGTATTAAACATCGATAGTCAAATATTGAAATATTACAATAAACGCAAAGAAGATAAAGATAAGAAAGCTGAAAGGGACAAAATAAATGGCAAGCACAATCCAAGTAGCGATAGAAGTAAGGATTCAACAAGCTTTAGAGTCCATCAATAGACTTTCTTCTCATATGTCCAGAGGTCTTTTAGGCGCTGTAGCTGGAATTAAGAAAGCTTTCTCAGGACTTAATGCCACCTTTTCTGCTTTGTTCGGCACGACAATGATAAATCAGATAGGAAAAGTTACTACAGCTTTTATCGGTTTAAATAATGTATTGTTAACTTTCTCAGATAGCTCTGAAGAAGCTGGCAAACAGATGGATTATATTATAAGTGAATCTCAAAGATTGGGATTCAATGTAACAGAAGTTGCAGAAGCCTATAAGAAATTCTACGCTGCTGGCCGTATAGCAGGATTCGAAACAGAAAAACTCCAAGAAGTCTTCTCTTCTCTATCAGAAACTGCTGCTGTTGTAGGAATGGATTCGCTCCAGCTTGAAGGTGCCATGCGAGCCTTACAACAGATGATGTCAAAAGGTAAAGTACAAGCTGAAGAATTGCGTGGTCAGTTAGGCGAGCATTTACCAGGTGCCTTTGAAATCGCAGCTCAAGCTATGGGAGTTACTACAGGCGAATTAGATAAAATGTTGTCTATGGGTCAAGTAACCGCAAAAGCATTATTCGAGAATTTCCCACAAGCTTTAAGAGATAACTATGGTTCTCAATTAACAGCCGCATTAAGAACACCTCAAAGAGAACTAGAGCGCCTAAAAACAGATATCAATTTAATGATTCATGAGTTAGGTCCAGGCTTTGAAGCTTTAGGATTTTCGATATTGTCATCATTTAGAAGCATTTTTTCTGGTATTGACAGTAAGGCTTTTGATTCTATTAATGAAGCTATGAAAGATTTTGCTGATGTAATAGCTGCTCTTCCAAATATAATTTCTAATTCTTTCGATATAGTAATGGCTTATCTCGGCCCTTGGGCTGATATGATATGGGAAATTATTTCTTGGCCTTTTATCGAACTAGGCAAATTATTTCCTTCTTCTGGCGATCCAGAAATAATGGGTTTTTGGGAGTGGCTCTTAGATACTGTTACTAATACTATGTTAAAAGTAGGGGATTCTATATTGAATCTTCCTGGTCGGTTAAAAGCTATTTTCAATATAACAGTTAGAGAGCTTTCAGGATTCATTGAGACTTCAGTTACTTTCTATGAAAAGATAGTCACAGAAGCAGGACTAGTATTTGAGAAAGTTTCTTTGGCTGTTAATATAGCAGTGAACGGGATGAAAGCTTTTTTCGCTCCGGCATTCAATCTAATAATTGATGGATTGAAAACTGTAAATGATGCTATAGCAGAAACGTTTGCTTCAGCTGCACTAGCAGCTGATTTTGCCGGTTTTGAAGATTCAGCTAAGAGTTTACGAGGTATGGCTAGTGCTGCTATTAAAGCTACTGATTCATTAGATAAAATGAAAATGAATACTGGTGATATATCCGCTGAGACAGCCAAATACGAAAGTCGCTTAGAAGGTGTAAATAGAGAGTTAGACGATCTAGATGGAAAATACGATAAGATATATCAAGATATTAGTTCCGCTACTTTAGATGATACTTCAAAAATTTTAAATGATCTTACAAAATCTGAAGCTGAGCGTAACGCATTAATAAAAGATAGGATAGCATCTTCTAAAGCTGAAATTCAATATCAAGAGCAGCTTCGTTCAATGGCCGAAATGGATAAAGAATTAGCTGCTAACAAAGAAAGAGAAACGAAAAAAGCAGCTAAAACAGCTGAAACAATGAGCGAAGATTTCGCTAAAAAATTAAAAGACCATGGCGGAAAAGATTCTCCTCTTCAAAAATATTATGCTGATGCTATGGATAGCACAAGCGCTCTTGAAAAAGCTACTGTAAAAGCTTTTGGAGGAATGGAAGACGCTTTAGTTGAATTCGTTACTACAGGCAAATTAGACTTTTCTAGCTTAGTTGACAGCATTATTGCTGATATAACTCGAATAGCTATTAAAGGAGCTATTACAGGTCCTTTGTCCGATGCTATGTTTGGTAGTAGCAGCAGCGGCGGTAGTGGCGCGTTAGGTGGAATGTTTGGAAGTATGCTCGGTGGAGGTATAGGTACTCCTGATGGAGTAGGTCCTCCGGCTCCTTCAAGTGGTGGAGGATTTCTTAGTGGATTAGGTTCTATATTTTCTTCCTTTTTTGCTGATGGGGCGGCTTTTAATAAAGGATTTGTTACGGCTTTTGCTAATGGCGGAGTTGTAAATAGTCCTACTGTATTTCCTATGGCTAACGGAGCAGGCTTAATGGGAGAAGCTGGACCTGAAGCTATCATGCCTTTGAAAAGAGGACCTGGTGGAAAACTAGGCGTAGAAGGTGGAGGCGGAGGAAACACTATTAATATAACAGTAAACGTAACCGGAACTGACGGTAGTTCAGATGCGGTTAGAAGATCAGCAGGACAAGTAGCTCAGGCCGCTGGCAATGCGACATCACGTGCCATGAGAAGAAATGGTTAATATAGGAATCGAAAATGTCATTCATAGAAACACCAAGGTTTCCAGATAAGATATCTTATGGCTCATCTGGAGGTCCAATGTATAATACAGACATTGTGACAGTGAAATCAGGGTATGAAACTAGAAATCAAAATTGGGTCCAGTCAAGACATGAATACGATGCTTCATTTGGCGTAACGACAGAAGATAGATTATCTGAACTCGTAGATTTTTTTCATGCTATGGCCGGTCAAGCACATGAGTTTAGGTTTAAAGATTGGGCGGATTATAAATCATGTTCTTTAACTGAAGAACCATCCCAAACCGATCAAGTTTTAGGTGTAGGTGATGCATTAGGTACCGATACTTTTCAGATAATTAAAACATATACTGCTGGGATTTTATCCAGAGTCAGAGATATATCCAAGCCGATAGAAGGAACGCTATTGGTTGAAGTTGATGGAGTATTACTTGTTGAAGCTCTTGATTATACAGTGGATTATACTACAGGGTTAATAACGTTCTTAGGTGGATCAATTCCTAACGATGGTGTTGGGGCTAGATGTGGGTATCAATTTGATGTTCCATGTAGATTTGGCTCTGATGCATTAAACATCAATCTTAATGCTTATGCTATAGGTGAAACAACAGTTCCACTAATTGAGGTAAGGATATAATGGCTGATACTACTACATATACGAACTGTTTCAGAATAGCAAGAACTGATGGTTTTGTTATTTGTCTAACTGAGCTTGATAAGGATATAATTATAGATGATACTGAATTAGGTTTCCCAGCGGAGGAGCAAACATATCTATCAGCGGCAGGATATACCCCTACCAATATGCAAAGCACTTCCGACAACGCTGTCAATAATGCTGATGTAGAGGGTGTTCTATCAGCAATTGGTGTGCAAAGACAAGATATTATAGGCGGGAAATACGATTTTGCTAAGATTCATATGTTTATTTGGGATTGGGAAAATTCAATTCTTATCAAAAAACTAGGCTCTGGTCATTGGGGCGAAGTTACAATTAAAGATGGTAGTTATGTTGCTGAATTTCGCTCGCTATCTCAACAGTTGCAACAGACGATAGGAAGAACTTATAATCCAGAATGCGATGAGCAGTTAGGTGGAACTAGATGTCAAGTTGATTTAACTCCGTACACTTCTACTGGAGAGGTTACAATAGTAACTGATAGTCAGAATTTCACGTCTACTCTTTTAGGAGGAACTCTTCCGTATGGCGATGATTATTTTAATTATGGCAAGCTTCAATTCACAAGTGGTTTGAATAATGGCTTGCATATGGAAGTAAAAGATTTTATAGATGCAACTGTAGAATTTCAATTATTTCTTCCTATGCCTTTTGAAGTTGTTGTTGGCGATACTTTTGAGGTTTACGCAGGATGTGATAAGCGCCTTGTCACTTGCAAAGATAAATTTGTCAACAATATTAACTTTCAGGGGTTCCCATACATACCCGGCATTGATTCTATATCGAAGTTTGGAGGTCAATAGTGGTTAATGAATTGATAAAAGAATGCCGAACATATCTAGGAGTTCCTTGGAGACATCAAGGTCGCTCAAGGAAAGGTGTTGACTGTGTTGGCTTTTTATTAATGGCATTAAAAAGTCAGAATATTCCAATGTTAGAAATACGTGGATATTCTAGAAATCCTGATGGGATAGCTTTAAAGGCTATAATGGACAAACAACCAAGTTTAGAATCGGTATTGCCTCCTTACAAAATAGGTGACATAGTGTTGTTTAGAATAAGAAAAGAGCCACAACACGTAGCTCTTTTGACTGAAAGCAATACTTCTGAATTAGGCATGATTCATTCATTTAACGGAGGATCTAAACAAGTTGTTGAACACGATTTTTCAGAGTATTGGAAGCAAAAAATCATTTCTGTGTACAGGTTAAAATAAATGGCTTCTGGAATGACAGGTGGTCAAATGTTTGGTGCTGTTATAGGGGCAGCGGTTGGATTCTTTTTTGCTCCTGCTGGATTAGCAATAGCATACGCATCTGCTGGAATGACAATAGGCATGGCAGTAGGTGGAATAATAGACCCACCACCTCAACAAGTTCTCTATCAAGAAGGTGCAAGACTAGGAGATTTATCTACTCAAACATCGGAATGGGGGACTCCAATACCAAGGCTGTTTGGCACTTATAGAATGGCAGGAAACATCATTTGGTCTTTACCACTGAATGAAACTAAACATGTAGAAGAATCTGGAGGAGGAAAAGGTGGCGGAGGGACAAAAACAGAGTCTACTTGGTATACATATGCAGGGTCTTGGGCTGTAGGTCTTTGCGAAGGTGAGATAGATGGTGTGCTAAAAATTTGGTTTGATTCCATTTTGGTATATGATGGAACAGATTATTCAGGAGGTTTAAATTCAGGCAATTACTCTATCTATTTAGGAACAGCAGATCAAATGCCAGATTGGTTTATCCAAAAAACTAATCCTGATACTCCTGCCTTTAGACATTTGGTGTATTTTGTTTTTAGGGATATAGAGCTAGAGAATTACGGAAATAGAATACCAAGAGTTAGTGTTGAGTTAGCCGAGACTGCAATACCACATAACCCATATACAACTTTTCCTGTAGACGGGGTGAATGGAACTACTCTCGTAAAAAATAGTGCATTTAACCGATATGTTTTAGAATCTGTTCATGAGGATGGGGCTAGTTATAGGACTTCTATTTATAGAAATTTTTATGACAGGCATGGAAATTTAGCTTCTCGCAGTAGCGTATTTTTTAAATATTACACAGCTCTTTCTGTGGCAGATGTCAATCTTTTTTCTGACGTTGATTGTTTTTCGTATGTGAATGGAGATCAAGAATTTATACTTACTGATTATGAAGATAACCAAAATGATATATTAATAACATCTGGAGGGTTTGATAGCTCAGTAGAAAACTATCAAATGTATTATTTTAGAGGTGTGTTGTATTCTGCAAATAGGAGCAGTAACGAATTGTATACAGGATTCGGCAATATTGGCAGTAGTAGATTAATAAGTTTTACTCATCATGACGATACAATTCCTGCTGATGGAGAAAACACTCAGTATGGTTTCAATTCAAGTTATATTTTTGCTATTCGGTGGTATGGTTCTGAATCAAAAACATTAAAAGTATTCAACTTGAATGGAAATCTCATATCAAGCACTGATATTTCGCCAAAGATTGCCGAGTTTATTACTACTGATGTAAACTCATGCAGAGTATTTTTAGCTGGTAATGGGATATTTTATGTTGCCAGCATATTTGAAAGCATTGTTTATTTACATTCGTTAGACGTAACAGATTATACGTTTATAGGCTCATATCCTATAGGGCCAGAAATATTAATTGGGCCGACTGGAACTCCAGCAATAGGCGGAATATGGTATTCTGATGGATTTTTATATCTAAGTATGAAACATGCTACAACTTCGCAGAATTATATATCAAAAATACAACTTAATGGATTAATAGAACAGAAAGTTTTGCTTAGTTCAATAACAGAAAGCTTATTGCTTAGAGCAGGATTTGAGGCAATTGATTTTGATGTAACAGATGGTGTCGATTTAGTAAATGGTTATGTTGTTCCAGTTCCTATGAACACTAGATCAGCTATAACGTCAATAACAGTAGCATATGGTTTTGATTTCATAGAAGTCAATTCTAAAATGATTCTCAGAAAGAGAGATGTTAATCCTATAGCCGTAATCACGGAAGAAGACGATGTTGTAGATTTTATAGAAATAGAGAAGCGTCAAACAGTAGAGCTAAATGATCGAATTGTTATAATGTATGCCAACAAAGATAATAATTATGATTCTGGCTCTCAATTAGTAAAAAGAATAAACACTAATACGAAAAACTCAAAAACTTATCAGTTTGCTTTGGCTTTAACGAATGATGAAGCAAAAGTTATAGCTGAAAGATACGTATATAGCGAATGGTCAGAAAGAGATATATTTAATTTTTCACTAACTAATGAGCATTTAAACTTATTGCCGGGTGACGCGATAACCTTGGTTTATAAAGGTTTTGAGTACCCAGTAAGAATAACAGATGTAGAATACACTACAGATAATCAAGTTAAGATAAAAGCATCGAAACAGAATGGTTCTGTATACAGTTCTACGTCAATAGGTTCTGATACAGGTAATGTAGTATACGAAGTTGATAAGCAAACGATAACAACAATGGTTCCTTTAGACATACCAATGCTAGATAATATATACAACAAAGAAGGTATATATTATGCAATATCCAAGCATTCGACTAATTGGAAAGGAAGCTCTGTTCATAAATCAATAGATTTAGGTGTATCATATACTAGGGTAGGTGATTGCTTGAATGATAACACAATAGGCTTTACCACAACAAAATTAGAGCCTGCAAATCCATTATTTTGGGATCGAGATAATTCTGTGACAGTATATAGTGATGATGTGTTATATGCGTCTACAGAGTTTGATGTTTTAAATGCTGAAAGTTACGTATCAATAGGTAAAGAGATATTACAATATGTTGATTTGATAGATCACGGTGATAACACATACACTCTTTCGAATCTTTTGCGTGGAAGAAGAGGTACAGAGTGGGCCGTAGATACTCATGATATAGATGAGACTTTTGTTTTTCTATCTTCCGATATGTATTTTGATTCTACAGCGTCATTGAATGTTGATACTTATTATAAAGCCACTACTTTTGGCAGTTTCACAGATGATTCTATAAAGCATTTTATAAGACCTGAGATAATATGTTTAAAACCTTTTTCTGTTTCTTACGTTAGAGGTCATAGAAATGAATTGAATGATTTAGAAATAGTATGGATGCGTCGTTCTAGAGATGTTACTGGGTATTTTAATACGCTAACACTTATGGAAGAAGAAGAGATATACGAAATAGATATTTTAGACTCTGGTGATAATGTGGTAGCAACAAAAATAGTGAATGAGCCGACTTATATATATTTAGATGCTGACCAGTTGTTAGAAATACCGGGTCATTTTTCTGGAGCAGACGTAAAGTTGGTTATATATCAAGTATCTGGAATTGTGCAGCGCGGATATCCATCTGAGGAGACTTTGTAATGTCAGGCGGCCAAATAGGAAGTGTTATTGGAGGGGCGATTGGTTTTGTTTTAGCGCCTGCTACTGGTGGTGCATCCTTAATCTGGGCTGCGAATGGCATAGCTATTGGAGGAATGATAGGGTCGTTATTGATGCCAGATAAAACTGGTGTTCAAGATCAAAATGGCCCAAGGCTTAGTGACTTAAAAGTATCTACGTCATCATATGGATTACCAATAAACAATGTTTACGGAGCCTATAGAGTTGGTGGAAACATAATATGGAATACTGATATTATGGAAACCAAGCACGTTACTGAAGAAGAGGTTGGAAAAGGAGGTGGATCAGAAACTTATGAAGTAACAACTTATTCTTACGATGTATCATTTGCTGTTGGTTTATGCGCTGGGCCTGTGACAGGAATCAGAAAAGTATGGGCAGACGGAGTGCTGATTTACGACGGTAATGCCCAAACTGCGTTTTATGGAAGTTCAGAATACGTTTCTGGCCCTATGGACATGTTCTACGGAGACGAAGACCAAGTAGTGGATTGGTATATGCAATCTTATCATGCGGACACTCCAGCGTATAGAAATTTGTGTTATATAAGATTCAATCATCTTCAATTAGAAAAATTTGGCAATAGAATTCCGAATATAACAGCAGAAGTAATAGTTGGAGGGGTAAGAGGCGTAAGAGTAACTAAGGTGTACGAGGCAGATTTTGAAACTAACTATTTAGCTCCAGACGCTTACGTTAGAATAAATCACCTTCCTGACTACAATTTTTTATATGATTATAACCCAGAGGCTCCGCCTCAAAATATTTTCTTGATGACATTTGATGGATACAAAACATACATCAGCACTCACTATGGTGGGTCGAGCCGTTACCAAGGTTATTCTAATATATTTTTGAAATACACTGAAAGCGATCGCATACAGCATATAACGAATGAACAGATTGCTTTTGAAGGAGATACCATACATGGTGGGGGAACAGTTACGCCTTATAGAACCGCCACAGTGTTCTCGCATCACAAAAACACAAATGGCGGATTTTTTACGAGTGGCAGTCATTTTTGGGGAAGTAATTATTTAAGATACCATACAGATCCTACAAGCCTGATTAAGTTTGATAGAATAATAAATGTATATAACCCAACAGGAAATCACGGACAAGGATTAAACGCTTATCACAGAATGACAACGGAGATGAACGAAAAAGTTTTCTATAAAGATCACTTTTATTGTTTAGAGATATCTGTAAGCTTGCTTGAAGGTTACGGATGTCTGTTTAAAGGGAAAGGTTCAAAATCATATCCTGAAATAGACAGGAGTATATATTATGGATTGCAAACTTGGTGGAATTATTCTTATAACGTATATGGCAAACCACAAGAAGGAAGTTTGCACGCTATTATAGGAGTAGATGCTTATCCTCCCGGTGGTGATAACCCAATAGGTATGGACGTTAATTATGATAAGGTATACATATTATCAGGACGAAGTATTGCATTGGCCGATCCTCATCATGCATACATTAAAATATATTCTTTAGAAGGCGTGTGGGAAAAAACGGTAGATATATCTAATGATATAGATTGGTTCTGGGTTAAAGAGTCTGATGGTCATCATTTACGTATATTCGTGCAGGATGGATACATTCATATTATAACATGGACTTTATACAGCATTCAACACGGTCAAACCCATATTAAGTACACGTTAGACGGACAAAAAGTTTCATACACTTCTTTCGAAATACCGTCAGCAATTCCTAATGGTTTAGATAGAAAAGTGTATCAATATCATAGTGGATTGATAAAAGTATTTGATGTATTTGGAACGCGAGGCAATCAGCGCGTTTTAGATTATGTGATAAATCTTAACTACATATCCAATAGCATAACTCTACAAACTATAACAGACCATTTATGTAAAAGGTCTGGATTGGATGAAATTGATTACAATAATATCGAAGGCAACTTAGTTTCAGTTGGTGGATTTAACATAGAGCAAAATTCAGGAGCCCGATCGTCTATAGCGGCTCTCCAAAGCGTATTTTTGTTTGATTTAGTCGAAGAAGATTTTCAATTAAAAATCAAACTAAGAGGTAGACCGCCTTCTGGAGTTGTTATAAATGAAGATGGCGTGATAGATGATACGTTTGATTTGAGAAAAAAGATTTTAACAGAGTTGCCAAGGAAAATAACGTTAAAATACTCCAGTCAAAAAATAGATTATCAAATATCCTCACAGTCAATAGTAAGAATAGATGGTGATAGTGACAATAATATAATTTTAGAAGTACCATTGACAGCTACTGATGATGAAGCTAAACAGTTAGTTGAAAAACTTATGTTTAGCACATATAATGGCAGCACGTCAATAAGTTTTAAGACTCCATTTGATTCTGAGGTAAAAATATCAGATGTAATAACTTTGACATATGATAGCATGACTTATTCTTTACGGATAGATACTGTTATATATGAACAATATTCAATGGCAATAACGTCTACTTTAGAAGGAAGTTCTATATACGAATCTACAGCGATAGGAACAGATGTAAGTGAAGAAAGACCACCTAATGACGTTTTTATGCCGACTGAATCTGTACCAGTAGTTTTCAACGGCCCTACTTTAGATAATTCACTATTGGATTCGTTTTCTATATACTATACTGCATATGGTTTTTCAAGCACTGCGTGGAAAGGATCTGAGGTATACAAATCTAAAGATAATAGTTCTACGTATAGCTCAATTGGCCTGATTTTAAACAATACGACTTCTGCTATTGGTCAATCAGTAGATTTATTAGGGCCAGCAAAAAGCACAGTTTGGGATGTGACTAACGTAATCAAAGTTCATTTATCTTTTGGCACTTTATTTGATTCAACTTATTCTGAAGTTTTAAGTGGTAAGAATTACGTAAAAGTTGGAGACGAGATTCTACAATATACTTTAGCAACATTAACTGGAACAAATGTATACGAATTGACTGGATTATTAAGAGGGCGTAGAGGTACAGAATGGGCTATTGATAAGCATACCAATATGGAATTATTTGTATTTCTCAATACTGAAATTTTCGCTAATGGTTCTACATTGAATAAGACTAGAGATTATAAAGCTGTATCTTTTGGTTCTTTTTTGGATGACGCTAGGTCAGTTACTGAAACGTATTTAGGAACTAATTTAATACCATTTTCTCCATCTTATGTTTATGTTGATTCTGATACGATATATTGGACTAGGCGTGACAGATATATTTCTGGTTTTTTTAGGACTCTTCCTTATTCAGAGACTCAAGAAAAATACAAAGTTGATTTATATTATTTAGGGGTATTAATATTTACTGTTGAGGTTGTTGGTGCTACTTCTTACACTTACGATACTGTTACATATCCAGATGTTGATGCTATAATAGTTTCACAATTTTCAGATAATCTGATGGAATATGGTTACACTACGGAGATTCAAATCTAATGGCTAGCGCAGTAATGGGCAGTGTTGGTTCGTCTTTAGGCTCTTTGGCTGGAGGAACTTTTGGGTGGTCCGCAGCGACTTGGAGTCAGATAGGATGGACAGCAGGAGTTTTAGCCGCTAATTATATTTTTGCTCCAGAAGGCCCAGAGATTAGAAGCGAAGGCGCAAGACTAGAAGATTTAAGGGTTACTTCGTCAGCTTATGGATTAGATATACCTAAAGTCTATGGTTCTTATAGGATTTCTGGAAATATAATTTGGGCTTTGCCGTTATCTGAAACTAGACACGAAGAAAGACAAGAAGAAGGAAAAGGCGGAGGAGGTAGCTCTTCTGTTTCTATATGGTATACGTACAAAGGGACTTGGGCAATGGCTCTTTGTGACGGTCCTATTACTGATATAAAGAAAATATGGTTTGGAAGCAAGTTGGTTTATAACAATGGCGATTTTGCTGCGCCATTAGAAGCAGGAAAGTTAACAAAATACTTAGGAACCTCTTCACAGTCTATAGATGCTCATATTCAAGCAAATAAGCCAGATACACCAGCTTTTAGACATTTAGCATACTTAGTTTTTTCTGGCATAGAACTAGAAGACCTTGCAAATGCAATTCCGAATGTGACAGTAGAAGTGCAGAAAGGAACGGATTATGTTTCAACGATAGTATCAGAATTAATATTAGAGAGCGGGCTAGAAGCTAGCGATTTTGATGTAACTGCTGGTGTAGATGAAGTTCAAGGTTATACTATACCAAGAAACGCAAATATCAGACCTTCAATAGATATTCTTCTTTCAGCTTATGAGTACATATTAGTTGAATCTGATCATAAAATGCAGTTAAGGAAAGAGGAACAAGATCCTATTTTAACGATAGACGAAGACGATCTAGGTGCAGATACTGAAAATGGAATAGAAACAAATCATAAACAAGCTATAGATTCCACAAAAAGTTTAACTATCAGATATGCAAATAAAGATTCAGATTATCAGACTAGTGCACAAATGGCTATGTCGTCAAATACCAATCTTAGAAATGAATTAGTAAAAGAAGTTCCTTTGGTATTAACCGATTCAGAAGCTAAAGCTTTAGCAGAGAAAACATTATATAAAAGTTACATTAGCAGATTCACTTATAAATTTGATTTACCATTTTTAGCGAAATATTTAACTTTGGTATGTGGTGATGTAGTAACTTTGGAATTTTATGGCTATCTTAAAGATGTAAGAATCGTAGGAATTAGCACTTCTGACGCAGGCATTATAACAATGGAAGCAATAGAATTGCATTCTAGCACTTTCACTTCGTCTGCTATAGCACAAGATACTGGCGTTAATTCATCTGAATTAAAAGAGCCTCCGGGTCCTACAGATTTTGAGGTGTTGGATATACCTACTTTAAGCAATGATTATATAAACAATGAAGGCGTTTATTTAATAGCTAGTGGTGAATCCGAAGGTTGGACTGGAGCAAGTGTGTTTTCTAAAAGCTCTGGCGTAGATGATTTTGCGGCTAATAATACTTTAACAGGAAAAACAGGTTTAGGATTATCTATAGACGTTCTTCAGGATGCATCAACGCATGTATGGGACAGAGACAATTCTGTCACTGTTACTAGTAGCGTTGAATTACTTTATGTATCAGAGGTTGATTTATTGGCGGGAAAAAACTACTGTTTATTAGGTAGTGAAGTTTTTCAATATTCAGAATCAATTGATAATGGCGATGGTAGTTACACTCTTTCTAATTTATTAAGAGGCAGAAGAGGAACTGAAAGTCATACAAGTGATCATTCAATAGATGAAAGATTTGTATATTTTAATAATCTTTCAACCGGTTTTGCCAGCAGTACTATCAACAGTGATAGTTCTTATACTGCGCTAACTGTAGGCGAAACCACCTTTGAAGAAGTAAAGACAGTAAAAAACACAGGGAATAACTTAAAGCCTTTTTCTGTAAGTTATTTAAGATCGCTTAGAAATTCAGATGATAGCATAGATTTAATTTGGATGAGAAGAAGCAGATATATATCAGGTTATTTTAAAACATTACCAAAAGTAGATGTACCGGAAACTTATAATATAGAGGTTTATTCTAGTGGCATTTTAAGTGGAGGTTATATAACTAATTCACCAAGCTTTACATACGATGCAACAAAAGCTTCTAATGATGGAGTTATTTTGGATAGTGAGATCGCATTTATAATATACCATTATTCTGGTTTATACGGAAATGGGTATAGTAAACAGATAATAGTTCAACCAGCATAAGGCAAAAACGATGGCAAATACAGAAAGTTTAGAAGCACCACTTTTGGATCAGAATGTGGCACAGCCAGAGGTTCCTCACAATGAGGCGTTAGTTATTGTAGATTCGGCTGTTGCAGGTCAATTGACAATAGATATAAATGACAATGTGAATTACACATTGGATGATACTAGTTTAACTTACCCTCAAGAATGGCAATATGGAACTCTTATAATAACGAATACAGGAATTGCAAACACAGGAGTTGTAAGTGTAATTGTTCCTGATTCCAAAATAATGAGATACGTATTGGTGAATGATTCAAGTTCTGGATTAGGTGTTCAACTTATAACGGCTACTGGAACTGGCATTACAGTGCCAGATGGAAGCATATACCAAATGCTTTCTGATGGTATTGATATCAGAAGGATTAACTAATGACAGCATTTACAGATAATTTAAGAATACCACATTTAGATCAAAATGTAGCAGAACCGGAAATCCCAGAGAATACTGCAAAAGATATTCTTGATTCTGTTTTTTCTGGTCAATACGTTTATGATATTGTTTCAGCAGATGTAAGTGCTGGAAGTTATGAATTTGTTCAAGTTGACGATGTTACATCAGCACAACCTTGGCAAAATGGAATCATTAACATAACTGATACTGGAGTATTATTATCCGGCGTAATTGACATAATAGTTCCTGATAATTTAAAACAGTATATATTCAAAAATAGCACTTTGCAAAATTTAAATTTTAAAACCACAAGTGAAGCAGGAAGTGGAACAACACTTTCCGCAGGCAATAATATGTATGCTATTGCTAATGGCACTGGTATTGAAAAACTTGAGTTTGCAGCGTCTGGTGCTGGGACAACTTTTCTATCTTTATCTGATACTCCATCCGATTATGTAGGAACTTATGGAAGCACTCCTGTCGTAGGATTGTCAGAAAATTTCTTAGAGTTTAGACCTATTGCTTCTTGGAAAGGTCCGTGGGCAACAGGTAGTTATCAGAAGAACGACTTGACAAGAGATGGCTCATGGACAATGATAGCCAATAAGGATACAAGTGATAGAGCTGCGCCTTTACCTATTGATGAGCCTGATTGGATAGCCGATGATGTTATGAGTTGGACAGATGATGTCATAAATGACACATATGAAGTTGGGATTCGCATATCTGGCTTAACAGATACATATTTGATTACCGCTGTAAGGTTTTGGGTAAACTCAGCAACATTTGTTGATGCCTCTTCTTCATTTACTCCAAGAATAGTTGACAATAGCACAGGAAAGGTGACATACGGTGATTCGTTTTCTGGAGTAGATGCAGTTGCAGAAGGTTGGTTTAATGTAACTATAGACGACCAATTTGTAACCCCCGGAATGGACATAACTTACATCATCGAATCAACTATCGCGCAAGCGAGTTATCAAGTTGGAGGCAGT